GCGATGGGTAAGTTGAGTACTTAGTTTTTGCTTGTGAAACAACCATCACCCAGAGTTTTTCATTCATCGGCTTTTCAGTAGCCATGATAACTCCTTAGGAACAATAACCCACCGCCCCAGAGTAGTAGGGGCGGTAGGACTATTGAGGGTTGTTAGTCGTTTACGACGGTTGGGTTCATACGCATAGTACGACCACCTGAAACAACCTTGAGTTCTTGAATCTGCTCTGAGTTCTGTGTCATAGAACCGTGTGCAAATTCACCAAGGAATGTAGGTGCTTCAATCCATGCTGCTGAACCTACGTGAGCACGCTCAGAAAGGGTTTCAGCGGCAGTCTTCTGCCATACTGGTGCATTGCGGTTTGGACGACCAGGAGCGGCTGCAAAACCGTTCATGATACCAGTTTCGAAATCTGAAGGTACGTCAGTGTCAGTAGCGACACCTTCTTCGAAACGTAGAGGTCCACGACGCTCTAGGTTGTCTGCCAACTTGCGTTCATACATGTTTGGTGAACGCTCTGGGAACTGTGGTGCTGGGGCGATACCCATGGGTACTCCTTAGATAGGGGGAAAGGAACTAGTATTTTCCTCTACTAGTTTCTCCGTTTATCGGGAAAATTTCATGCTAAAAGAAAACATTGTTAGAAACTTCTACATTCGGCATAACAAGTTCCTGAGTCAGTGAAGTGGCGATTGCCAATGAATCCACGAAGTCATCGTGGGCGTAAGCCTCTTTAGGTGCGGCTACCATGAAATTTGGTCCTTTAAATTGGATTTCAGCGTCAGTCATTTGTTGGTAGAAACGCTTCCAAATGTTTAAGCGTCTAGTTTTAGCGTGTGCTGGGTAAGTCAATGAACCACGCTGGATAAGGGCTTGAAGATGTTTAAAACGTTTAGACTGCTCGGATTGGCTAGAAGTAACGGAGATAACTTCGGCTCTAGGCATAAGAACTTTTAGACGTTGCTGTACAGCATCACCAACACCGTTACCATCCACACCAATAGCAAGACAGTCATAGTTAGATAGGAAGTTTACGATTTGGAAGTATTGCTCTTCCCAGTCATCACCTTGAATTTCAAGCCAATTAAGAATACGGTGGTCAAAATAACCAAACTCATCTGGCCTATCCCAGTCCACCCATACCACAGTAACTACTGTCGAGTCCGTTTTACGTGCAGGGTCAATACCTACTACCACAGGGGTTTGGTGCCACATCTTCACTAACTCCTGAGAGGTATCTCCCAACTCATCAAGTGCGGCAGAAGTAACAAACATACCTCGTTCTAGTAGCCACTTACAGTTGTAAGACATTTGGAACTCGTCAGAGTCTTCTCCAATACGCAACATTTCTTTACGGATGTGTTTCTCATAGTTTGTGTTGACCTTAGCAACATCCCGCCAGTCCCATTGATAATGGTTCTGCTTAGATTTCTTGCTTGTCTGCCTACGCTTGTTGAACTGAATGGACTTATAGAAGTTATTCTTAGAAGTTGTCGGAGTCCCTGTCTTTACCATGGTACCTGCGTAATACGCCATCATAGGAGAGATTGATTTATCTACAACATAATCGTCTGCTTCTTGACACTCGTCAATAACGATAAGGTGGAAGGACTTAGACTCAATTTTGGCTCTAGGGTTAGCGGTCATCATAGTCATGGTAGAGCCAGATTTTTTAAGTTTGATGGATTTAGTTACACCACCTACACGTGCGGCAGAATCATCAATGTCAGGGTCCCCAAGAATTTCTTGAGCAATTTCCGAAGTTAAACGGTTTACAGTTCTACCAAACAAAGTTTCTGCCTGACCTTCGGTAGGGGCAAATAGTCCTACCCAAATGCCTTCTTTAAACCTACCTAAAAGGTCAGGGTATCTTTTTGCAAGGATTGGTAAAAGAACCATTAAAGTCGCCACAGTGTTAGCGATAGTTTCAGACTTACCTGACTGACGTGAAGCCAAAGCAGTAATCTCAGAACCATCGTTAGTAATCACGGACTCCATGATTCTACGAGCCAAAGGTTTCTGATAAGGGTGAAGGTCGTGACCAACTAAAGCACTTTGAAAAGTCATCATCTTATCGATAAGTTTTGCGACAAACTCTTTTGTAAGTTCATCTTCTTCAGGCTCTTCAACGCCTACCTCTTCAGGCTCTTCTCTGTCCTCTTGATAATATTCGGGATTGATTTCCTCAAATTTATCGCCGTATTCACTCATTTATCGGCTCTCTTTATCAACTCATCTGTAATGGCTAAAAGAGCCTCAGCACCCATACGGGCCTCATGTAAAGAGTCTATGTTTTTGTCTCGCTGATGGTGGGTTAGTTCTTTACCTATTACATAAAGAGCATTTTCTGCCCACATGATTAAATCAGACGTCCCAATCCCAGACACCCTCTTCTGCATCTTGCTGGCTGGCTGGAGTCCAGCCTTTTTCTTTGTCAAAATCTTCATCTTGTAATACCCGTCCTTGCATAGCGTTATTGAGAGCCGTTTCTTCATCTGGTTGTGCACCAGTCCATTTACCAAAAACTACTGCCTTATGGCAAGGCAGTCTTACGATAACTGGGGTAGCAGTTCTAAATGGTTCCTCAATTTCTTGAGTCCAACCACGGACCGCTACTTTGCGTTCCCATTTTACTGGAAAGTCTATGAATTGTGTGAACCGAGTTTTACCGAGTTTATGTACCTTAGGCATTTTACCTAACTTGCTTTCCTTCGTGATGCACTAATGTTTGCTTTGTTCGCTGTTGCAGGGTTACGCCCTTGTATAACCCCAGAACGTTTGTACGCACTAGGGCTACGGCCTTGGCGGTTACGGATTGGAACCATAACGCCCTGAGCATCCGAATACCCTGGCCGTTGAGTTGAACGTCCTGCCTTAGGTTTAACTTTTTGTTGCTGTGTTCGAGCAACACGATAAAGTGCTTCTCTAATTCGAGGGTCCATACCCTCCAAATCTCCCGCATTACCTCTAGGTTTATTGATAAACAAACCATCTGCTGCTTGATGAGAGTTTTTTCTGTTTAACCAAGGCTTACCTTTAGAGTAAGAGGCGTGAAACGATTGCCACTCACCAGGAGATACGTCGTAGTAATTATAGAACGTTCCGTCACGAAACACCACAGACATTGTTCTGCGGTCTTCGTCGTACCCAGCAGCGACGGTTCTAGGTCTGCTGTAGTCAGTGGATGATGTAGGGATGTCCCACTCAATAAACGCAGGAGCACTTCCTTTAGCGTTTTCAAGGTCTTCATCAGTGGCGGTCTGTGAAATGTCGTACGAATTAGGGTTATAGAACTTACCTGATTCGGTATACCCGTTTGCGATGTCATTTTCATTTAGGACATCATTGAAGATACGCCCAGCCTGTTTACCGTAGAGTTTACGTCTATCAACTCTAAGGCTTGTTAGGTCCCCAGATAAAAGGGGACCCAGGAGTGCATCAATTTCTTGGCGAGAAGGATACTTCCCACCTTCAGGCACTCCTGGGTTAGCCACAGTTATTTAACCTTTAGTTATTACGCCCAAGGGGTAATAGTAATTGCAGCACCGACAGCAATGTTGTCTGCACCAGCAGCAACTGTCTGAGCCTTGATAGTGCCTGTAGCACCCTTTAGTTGGGTACCAGGGGTGATAGCACCAGTGTTTGCTACGGTCCAAGCAGTTCCGTTACCACCTGTTGCAGACCAAGCAATAACTAGTGTGCTTCCGCTACCTCCAGTTACAGACCAAGTACCAACAAGTGCTGTTGGGATACCTGTACCAGCGGTGATAGTTACCTTAGTGCCTACAGCCCAAGTGGTAGTTCCACCAGCAACAGTTACAGTTGCAGCAGTGGTTGTAGTCACGTTAATCTGAGTTGGCTGAGTAGCGGTGTTAGTTGCAGCAGTCGCAGGGGTAACTACAAGACCATCATCTTCAAGGACGTTGGTTGCTACAGCAGTCGCTAGACCAAGTACGCTAGGAACAACAACGTAGCCAGCACCTTCTAGACCTGCTAGACCTGGGCGGCTGTATAGTGGGTAACCATTCCAACCTTCGTAAGCAATTACGTGGTTGTCAAGGCTGGCGACAAGTAGGCTGCCACCGTTTTCTTCACGTATGTCGTTTGGCTGTAGTGGGAAGTTTCCCCATACAAAGTCAACCGCTACGTTACCTGCTGTGTCGAGCAGGTTTCCATTTTCATTTACTGCCATTTTTATTCTTCTTCCTGATTGCAATCATGGGTGTAAAGTTCGTCCTCATAGAGGATTTCGTCGCAGTCCCGACAACGGAACATACGAACATCGTCTAGTGCTTCATGTAAGGAGTCCGAGTTCTCTGGTTCGTACGACCTAGGGTTCTGTGCTAGAACCTCAGGAGGAAACGGGCCCAAAGGACGTGTATAGCCGTTAGGGACTGCGTGTCCCTGAACGGCAAACTTGCGTATAACAGGCATTACTCTGTTACAGGTTCCTCTTCAGGAACTTCTTCGACTACTGGGTCAACTGTCTTCTTCTTTGAAGACTTTTCTGACTCTTCGGCTACAACTTCAACGATAGCAGGAACAACTAGGTTTAGTTGCCCTGAAGCCTTACGAGATGTAAGAAAGTTTGGAAGGTGGCTGTTGCAGTAATTGATAGAAAGTTCTTCGCTAATTTTGTATGTGTATAGAGCGTCATCTACACAGTTTGCACATTTAATCATGTTTATTCCTTAAAATAGTTCGTCAGATTTAGGGGTATTTGCAGGTTTGATTCCTGTACCTGCCTGTTTGACGGTTGCTAGTCTTGCTTGTTTTTCAGCAAGATACTTTGACTCGTTATCTGTCAAATGAGCCTCAAAACTTGAATCTCTGCGGTCGACACGACGAGTACCACCCTTAGAGTCAGTTACAAAACGTTCAGTCTTGTCCTGATAGTTTTGGTCTACCTGCGGGCCTTCCATAGGCTTCTTCTTAGGGGCCTCTAGTGCAAGCATAGGTCTGTTTTTAATTGGGGTAGCAACCCCTGCCTCCATAGTAGTAGCCGCTTTTGCATTACCAACATGGTCTGGTTGATTTTCACGGTAACCCAAAGCATTACGGGTAGGTCTATTTGATGCTTTAAAATCTTTTACTGCTTGGGCTTCTCTTGCTTCACCAAGGTTCTCACCAATGTACTTTTTGGAATAACCAATTTTGTGGTTACCATCAGCACCTATGTGAATGTCTACTTGACTGCCCTGACCCGCACGCTTATGTACATCTCTAAGAATTGCCTTAGTGTGTCCGTGAGCACGCTCTTGTGCTTCAGCAGCGTATTGACCCTTAACAGCCTCTTCAGCAACGCCAAAAACACTGCCCTTAGCACGGCCCACAGCGTTAGACGCTCTAGTTCCATATCTTGCAGCCAAACCTGCTAATGCGTTTCCAGCCATTACTTATCTCCTAATTCAAGTACGGTAACCCTACCTTCAACGTCTCTAAAACGTTCGTTACCTGTTTCTAGTCTCTCATCTATTTGTGAAAGTTTCTGCTCAATTCGATTAATTGCATCTTTCATAGAAGAACCGCCATTACGCTTCAATTCTCCGTCAATTCTATTTAACCGCTCCATAACACCTGGGACAGCAGAACGTCCAGGGGCTTTCTCCTCGCCTGACCAATCACGCATAAAAGAGTCGAGGTTATCCATAACAGCATGTAAGCGGTCACAAATTGGTTTGACTAACTTCCAAAGCACTCCAATGGCAGCACCAACAGTGACTATGCCCCCAGCCCAATAAAACACTACGATGTCCATTACTTCATAACCCTATTTCCGCCACCAAAACCTTCAGAGTTTTGGCGACCTCTACGTGCCCAAATCCTGATACTTGGGGCTTCATTTGCTTTAGGAAAGTTAACATGCAAATCCCCTGACGCCTTAAATTCCCGCATCAAAGTTCTGGCTGTGCGGTTATTAGGTGTCAGGGGTTTGCGAGAAATCATTTATGCCTTTTTGGTAGGCACAACTTTTTTAACTGCTGTAGCAACTTTTGCTGCAACAGTCTTCTTAGGGGCTGCTGAGAAAAGTGGTAGTGGGTCTACTAGGTTTTCGAATGGTGCAAGGTGAGCGTCTACTCCTGAGAACTTAGGTCCCATTTTTGCAACAGTCATGTGGAGGTGGGCCCCAGTTGATGCGGTACCGCTTGGCGTGTTTCTTCCGCCACCGACAAGGCCTAGTACAGTCTCGCCACCAACAACCTTGTCACCCTTCTTTAGGGTTGACTCCTTTGCCAAGTGGGCGTAGAGAATCCAATACTTGCCGTCTTTTGATGAGTGTACAACGCAGTTTCCTAGAACGTCAGTCCAGAACACCTTTCCTACAGTTCCATCACAGATTGCCTTGATTGGTGAGTTCTCTTTTGGTGCCCAGTCCTGTCCACGGTGTGGACGTCCGTTGCGGTATGGTGCTAGGTTGCCTAGTTCATCTCCACGAGTTTTTGGTGGAAATGGCTCGTAATACTTTAAGTCTTCTGACATTTTAGTCCTTTCGGGTAAGTAGTTCTATTGTCTCTTATTCGTCGTTGTTTCGCAGTGGAAAAGTAATCAACCAGATAACGGCAGAGATAATAATTCCCCAACCGACTACCTCTTTAGCGGTACCTTCCAGAACAATCCAAGCAACAAACATACCGAGTAGGGTCCAAATCTGGCCTATGATGTCGTTAAAGAATTTCTTCATGTTAGTTCTTTCTACTAGATGTTGAACTAGCGGCAGCGGCTGCTGCACTAGTGGCTGCTCCTGCGGCTGCCTGTACTGCTGCTCCAACAGCAACTACAGACACGAGTACTTGTTTCTCTGCCATTTCACGCACTTTAGGCGACATGTCAGCACCGATGTTACCTGCAAAGTTGAAGGCATCTGTTAGTCCAACAGCAAGATTTCCAAGCAATGGAATTGCGGCTAATGCTTCATCTACAACAATGTCGTCCTGCTGGGCTGCTAGATAAAGAGCATCCAATGCTTGCTCATACTCTGGTGAACCTGCTTCAGCAGTTTCAAATACGACAAGTGCTGCCTCTACAAGTTGTTCTGCTTGTGCCTCAGTTAGTTCAGTAGGGTCTACTTCTTCTAAGTTCACTTCCATTAGATTTTTAATTACTTCTGGGATTTCTGCGGAACCTTCTTCAGGCTGTGGTTCAGGCTTAGGTTCTGGCTCAGGTTCAGGCTGAGGTTCTGGTTCAGGCTGAGGTTCTACAGGAGGTTCAACAGGGTCTACTGGGTCTACTGGGTCCACAGGTGGTTCCACAGGCGGGTCAACTGGGCCAACAGGTGGGTCTACTGGAGGTTCTACGGGCGGCTCAACTGGAGGGACATAAATTGTTAATGTTGTTGCAAAAACTGTGTTAGATGGTTTTGAGTAAACTGATAAAGAGTCGTTGTCAGAACGTACCCAAATACTAATCTCTTTGTTTTCTGGTAGACCAGTAATAGTGAACTCGTTTCCAGCAACACCAACACCCCAGCCAGGAAAGTCATCATAGGTCCAAGTAACAGCGTAACGCTCAATAGGAGTGCCGCTGTCTTCTGGGGCATCCCATGTAACTTTGACATTGTTTTCAACTACAGATGTTCGTACATTTACAGGTGGGAATAATTCATTTATAGTAACTACAGGCACAGGCTCAGTAGTGAAGAACTCCGCAGGTACAGTTATCCAAGTTAGACCATTGTCTGGGGAGTACATTAAGGTAGCACTAGCCCCACCACCGTACTCGTAGAACCAAGCATCTAATGCGTATGAACGTCCACCCTCAATTTGCACATCAGGGTAAACTTGTCCCCAACGACCTTTTAGAACCCAGTCATTAGTGATGATAGGAGTTTCATCAAGAGATAGCCAGAAGCCATCATCAGCGGGTGCCATAAACGCATAGGTGCCAGATTCGGGGAAAGTTACATAACCTGTGTAGTGAACAAGCACAAATTCTGGTTGGCAACCTGCGACAACGCCGCCATACTGATTGTCATAGTCAGCATCAATGTTGGGTACGCTAGTCCAAGCCCCTTCACACAATTGGTAGGGCTGACGCTCAGGTGTAGATTGTGAGTCATATGTATAGACTTCAACAGTTAGTCCTGCCGTGGTTTCCGCTGCGGCTGGGTTAGCCAGCCACAACGGTCCAACGGATAGTAAGAATACGAATAGTGCTGCGAATTTACGCAGACTACGCATTACTTAGTTTTTTTAGTCTCTGCTAAAGCGGCTTCGGCTGAACTTGCAAACGCAACGTTAATTTCGTCGTCATCAAGTTTTCCGTCTACGACGTATGCACGAGCCAAAGACTCAGCGACTTCCATGATGCCAACGAAAGCAGCAATCAAAGCAGACTTCCATAGTTCAACTCCACCGATAGAACCAGCGGCTAGGACAGCACTAACTTTTAGGATAACAAGAGCAATAGTTCTCTTGAGAATCATTAGGACAAGTTTCATTTAAGACCTCTCATTTGAAGGAATAAAACAGATTGTTTACAAATGAGGCAAGAAATTATGTACAGAAATAGATTACAGGATTAAGATTTAAAAATCTTAGTAAGCGGCTGTGCCACCAACAGATTCACCAGTAGGAACATCGCCAACACCAGTGCCAACAACTCCGCCACCAACTTTTTGCATTGACTCTTCTGATGGAGTTCCAACAGTTGTACCAGTAGTAGTGCTCATTGCACCATAGCCAGATACACCGCCAATAATTCCTGGGTACTGTGTCCAGAAAGCACCGTAACCGTTGTAACCCATACGAGGGTCACCAACACCATAGAAACTGTAAGAGCCTCTAGGACGGATACGCCCATTAACTCCACCGTACTGACCAGTTACCTGTTCAGTAGAATGTTGAGTTGCAGATAAAGGAGCAGTCATTAGTAAGCCGCTGGCCCTTCAAACTTCTTTTCGTTTTCACCAGGAAGGTCAAGTTCATTTACTGAACCCGATGCAGTCTTAGCGTCATTAGAGCCGAACGGTCTAGCGTCCTCAGTAGAGCCTTCATTGTAGGCACTCTGGTTAACAATCTGGGAGTTGCAGCATCTGATACACATATCAGTAGTATGACACAAAGAGTAATCCCCGCCAGCCTAAACTGACGGGGACCAAATTAAACAGTTGGTATTACTCTTACAAACCTTATCTGGTTATTTTTGTAGTCAGATAGCGGTTGAATGATTGTTGAGTTTGCACCGTAGTGGGCGTTGATAATTTTTCCATTGCCTATATAAATGGCGGAATGATAGAAAGACTTGTAGCCGTTGTATGCAAATACAACAATGTCTCCAAGTTTAGGCTTAGACACTCTAGTGCCTATGTGGGCTTGTTTATTAGCGGAGTGCGGTAGTTCGATACCGAATCGTTCATAGGTCCAACGGACCATACCCGAACAGTCCCATCCACGGGGACTAGAGCCTGAAAACACGTAAGAAGTTTTTCCTACACGAGTTTTCAGGTACTTTATTACTTTTTTCATCTGGGCAGTATTACGTTTGCTTTTAGTCTCTTTAATTAAAGACTGTGCAACGGATGCTGACTTGGATGCTTTTATTTCTTTTACGGTGTTGCTTGATGTTACTGATGTGTTCTGTGAATCTGCGATTGACGTAGATGCAGAACAACCAGCGAGAGTTAAAATTACGCTGGCTATTATTACGTACTTTTTCATTTGGCGACCTTACCTTTCCTTGGTAGTTAGTACTGGGGTCGTTTATTGTCGAAGTGACATTCACTATTAAGTTATTTAAATACCGTAGCACATAAATGGCTAGGACTCACTTATTAAGACGTTAAATACTGTAACAACTCAGGATTGTCTTTAAATGCCATGAGCAGGGTTTCTTCGTACATTCCAATAAAATAATGCTCTGTGTCCTCAAAGTTTAACTTTGGAGCCATCTTGTTTCCCGTAAAGAATGTAAACCGAATGGCGTGAAGAATCTCGTGCATTAGTACTTGTTTCTTACGGGTGTCTGATGCTTCTTTGTCAATAACAATCATGTTCATGCGTTCCAAAGTGTAGCCGTAGTTGTCTTCGTACAACATTCCATCTTCTTTAGATATGTGTTCTACGATAGTCCAAACCTGAGTGCCAAGTGTAATTTTTTTAGGTATCATTGGTCAGACCCCCATCCAGAACCTTTGAACGTTATAGAAGGAACAGCAAAGATGCGTTGCATATCTTCTAGACACTTTAAGCATTTAGGTGTCTTTAATTCCTTATCAAGAGGAACAAGTTCACTAATAGTGTGCTCACATGTCTTACATTCAAATTGATAGGTTGGCATTAGATAATCTCATCCGTTTCAAAATCTATCTTAGGGTCGCCCAAGTCTTTCAACTTCTTGGCGTACTTCTCAGTTGCGTTAACTAGAAACTCTTTGACCTCTATACGGCGTTGCTCTAAATGTTTTTGAGCATCAGCGTACTCCAACTCAGACAGTTCTTGTTTGTGTTGGTCAATGATTGCAATAGCCTTATCTAACTGCTCTTGCATCATCGCAGCCTTAAGTTGTTCCTTTTGAAACACCATCTCAGCATGGGCGAGACTCTTATTAATCTTCTTGTTGTTCATACTGCTCCAATTTGTAAAGTGCTGCTGCACGTCTATGGGTACGCTTACGGTGACAATTTGCACAGACTATTTCACATTTAGTTATTTCACTAAAGATTTTCCATTTAGCCGAAGCATTGTGAATCATCTCAGAAATGTGGGTGACCTTTTTACCATTAACATGGTCAAAGTCCATACAGTAGTAAGGATACTGCACACCACAGTCCATACATGGGGTATCCTCTTTAAGTTTTCGAACATCCACTTTGATGGCGTCCATACGGGCTTTCTTAGAAAGCCTCTGCTTATCTGCGTTAGACTCACGGTTCTTGTGATAGTTCTCACGGGCGTATTCCCTAGCACACGGCTTGCAGTACGATTGAATCTTATCTTTGCCCTTGCTGTTGTACATGTCCAAAGCGAGGGTCTGTTTGCAACGGTTACATTGTTTCATGTTTATACTCTAGTAGAAACCCCCCCGTATTGCTACGGGGGGCTTAGGACTACTTGACAGGGATAACCTTAGGCTTCTTCTCTTCAGGTAGGTTCTTGTTGAACTTTACAGTCAACATACCGTTCTCAAGAAGGGCACTGGTAACTTCCCAGTATTCGGCGATAGCAAGAGATAGTTTGAAGTTACGGGTAGCGATACCTTGGTAAACAACTTCACCTTGCTGCTTGTCTTCCTTTTCGCCCTCAATGACAACTACAGAGTCCTGTACGGTCACAGAGACCTCATTCTTGCCGAAACCAGAAACGGCTACATTAAGAAGGGTTACGTCAGCATCGCCGTCTTTCAACGCCACAATGTCGTATGGAGGGTAGGAAGGTTTGTTTGAGGTAACTTCTTTGAGTTGCTCAAGAAGTGGGGACCAGCCAATAGATAGGCGGTCTAGGCGAGGAAATAGGTCATTAATAGTTATGGCCTTAGGGATGTCGTATCCCTTGTGTTTCGGCATTTTGTTTTTGTCCCATGGGTCATATGGGCTCTTGTGGCTATCCCATGGTTCAGGATAATTACTGCTGTTTTTCATGTTGTCTCCTTTAGACGACAACTGTGCCTTGGTACATTACTGCCCGAAGCACAGCGTTTATTTACGGCACCCAATTGGCGTGCCTAAGAAGATTGTATCAGAGACCGAATTTCTTTGCAAGGATGTTTGTACAAGTTTCACAACCTTTACGAGGATTTCCCTCATGGATAGACGTATCAGCACCTTTATGTCCATAAATACGAACATTATCGGGAGAAACCGCATCGACCAACGCTTCACCTTCTAAAGAAGGGTTGTTCTTAACTTTTTTAGCGTTAGCAGGAACCTTAACTTCTAGAATGTCATCGCCATAATCGGCTTGAGGCCCACTAGAAATAAACACGCCTCTAACTCTTTTGCCGCCCATTAGCCCACTTAGGCTAGGTTGTAGACCACCAGCAAGAATACCTGCCGTGTTATCTGGGTGGGTGCTGTGGTACCCCAGAGTGAAGTGCTCACTTCTGCCCATCGTGTGTACCTAACACTCTAAAGCCTTGACGAGACATGTAATGCTCCTCATCAATACGAGGGCCAGGAAGAGTATCGTACTTGCCGATAGGTTCTACCTGATAAATAGTCGCACCTTCACCACCATAGATTTTTGCGGCATGACTGCTATTTGATGCCCAAGCAACTAAATCTGTACCAGTCTTTCCAGGATTGCGTGGCTCAATGATATCTCCAGGCTTAAAAGAGTGTTTAGAGCCGTGGAGCATACCTCCAATGAAGTCTGCATTATTTCTAGCCATTACATTGCTCCTCTGGATGCCAATGGGCTGTGTACCCCTTAACATGTCCTACTCGCCTTAAATGTTCTGGGCGTATGTCTGTGGCAGAAAAACTATTGCGTTCAGCATAGTCATCCCTAATAGGGTCGTCATTAAATGAGTATAAATGTGGGTGAGTGCACTCCCAAATGTCTTGATTACGGTCATGCAAATCGTCTTCATCAAATGCGTGAGCATTTTTTACAAAATAGACCCCAGTGACATCTTTAGGGGCTAACCGTTTGCCATAGTGCTCTGCAAATCCCATTGCCCCTTGAGGTAGTCTTGCTTGTAAACCATTTCGTTCAATACTTTCCCTATTTTTTTTAGGAGAAAAATGTACTGGACCGACAATGTTGCTTTTAGCAAATTCAAAGTCTGCGTTATTAGCACCCATTATTTAACCTGCTTCACTACACGGAAACCCTGTTTGCTCTTAACATGCTTAAACTCACCCTGAGAAGCATCCTCAGTCTCACCAACAGGCTCTACTTGGTAGACCCTTGGCGGCGTTTCTTTTTCGTACTCGTCAAACTGCTTACCCCCAGGAGTATTCCATTTAGGGTTTACTTGCTTTAAATCTTCCCAACTAAAATTGACAGCCTGTTCTGCTCTACCGTGAGCATAGTCAAAGTGGTGTGTAGCGTAAGCGTATTCATCCCTTGGTCCAGGGACGATAAGGTCTCCCTCTTTAAAAGGGTGTACCGTGCCATGGAATAACGCACTTGCTTGGAACTCTGCTTTTCTAGCCACTATGGTAGTTCTTTCAACTTCTTAGCCAAATCAACGATAGATTGCGGGTCATTCTTGTGCATGTAAACTAAAGTTCTACGTTGAGCAATAGCGTCTTTAGGTAGCCCAAACTTAGTGTGGTGCGTTTGTAATTTAAGTTGCATCTCTTGTTTGCTGATGTGTGGCAAAGCAGTTTTCTGCACTTCTCGGTAGTCTTGAGTAAGTTCTTTGTTGCCGTCTCTACGTTGCCTTAAGTTCTTCTCTTTTTGGTGGGCTTGAAACTGGTCTTTACTTAACTGTGGCATTAGTCAAACTGTCTTCCGAGATTAGGATTTTCCGCTGCCTCACGTTTAGCGTCAGCAACAGGCTTACAGTCTTCACACCAAGAACCAGCATCAAATGCGGCAGAACGGGCGTCTGTAAGATTTGCTGCTGGCATCATAGCCCCGTGGTCTTCACAGACAGCATGATAGGTGTCTCCACCATAGGTTTCCATACCAGCACTCTCCGAGTGGTAGACGCTTACCTTCGTACCTGTTTCACGGTTACGTTTAGTTTCTACGCAACCGTACTCATCCATTGCAGGAAGTTTTCTAGGCATTACTTCTTTGGTGCTTTCCCAACGCCACCAACACCGCCAGGACCACCTGTTCTACGCCAATTAGGTCCTGAAACATTTTTAGGGGTTGCTGTGTGTGGTTCCATGGTGACGCCTAAGTGGAAGTACCGCATCGGTCTTCCTGGCTGTGCTTCATAAGAAATTGGCTGGTTACACCCGTCACAACGAATGGTACCATCAAAATACGCTTTAGCCATTACTCACCGTGCTGGGCTAAGGACTTAACGAGTTCATTATGTGCAGCGATGAAACCTGTTAAAGCAGTTTGAGATTCATGGTGAGAAAGACTGTTAGGTCTGTGAAGGGCGATAGCAGAAGCAATCTCACTTGCACTTCCCAGAGCAGTTTTAAGGTGCTTTAAACCAGCATTTGCTGGACCGTTTTTTCTACGTCCTCTAAGAACTTGGTTAGCGTCAATCAGGGAGCCACTTAAAGTTTCAATGCTCTTAGCAACCTTAGACCTAATTCCAGAAGCAGCCGTATCTAAAACACCTGCGTGGTTAGTAATCGTTGCTGCATGAGCCAGCATCTCATTAAGATGCGGATTAGACTTACGTCGTGGTTCAGCCTCAATACCAGGGATTTCTGGGCCTTGCTGACCCCTCATACCTGAAGGGCTTCTAGGGCCTTCTGCTTCATCATAGCCATCAGAACCCGACTCAAAATTTCCATTACGGTTGGACATGTGTTACCTTTCATAAGATAGTTCTATTTTGACGGTTTAGGTGGTTTTTTGCTGGGTAAACAATCGTTATCATTCTGTAACATTGTGTGCTTGCGTATGTCAGGGGTGGGCGTTAGATTTGGGGTATGACAAATCCAGAAGACATCTATAGGAAGTACAATCCTATGAGTAAACCAGCATCTATGACTGACATTGCTTTCGATACGGGCATTGTCGCTGAACGTGAACGTATCATCAAACTGCTAGTAGCCTCAGAATCGGCATGTGCTGAGTGGGCTATTGCACTTATCAAAGGAGAAACGGCATGAACTTAGCAAAAGCAAAATTTCTTGTAGTAAGAAGGCACTGGACTCAGATGGGTGCGAAGCAAGAACAAGAACGCATCATCAAACTGCTACACCAAGAACTTGCCGATGGTTTTGCCAAAGCATTTGTCATAGGTCTTATCATAGGGGAGCAGCCTCCACATGCCCGTTCGGATGCAAAGGAGCAGACAAATGAACGAAAAAGTAAGTAAAAAAGAGATTGTAGTATTTTCAGCAATTATTGTTGCAATGGTTGGTTTTTTGCTATACGGGTTCATTGCTATGGGGATTGGTAAAGTGGACAACTGCTGGGACAAATACACAACAGAACGAGAAGCCATTATGGCGTGTGAGGGAATAAATGATTAAATGCGAAAAGCACGAGTGGCTTTATGAGGAGTTCGATGAGCCTTGCCCTTTATGTGAGGTGGCTCAAACGACGACGGATAATATTTTGAGGCTTCTCAATAAGTATCATGTTCAGACTCAGCATACTCGTAGTTATGCTCTTGAGATACTTCCTATGATTATGGAGGACATTAAAAATGGCGACTTGGGCTGATTCTTTCGGGCACGAACTTTTTGGGGTGCATGAGGCGGGGACATGTTTGGGTGAGTTTTGTCCGATACATAAGGTGTCTGACCATCCGTTGAAGGATGCTCCGCAGAGGTGGCGTCGTGATAAGGGGTCTATGGAGCGTGTGTGTTCGCATGGTATTGGCCATCCTGACCCTGATGACTATAAGGCTAGGGCTGTTAAGTCTGTGCATGGGTGTGATGGGTGTTGTGTTCCTGTTGAAACTACACTAGGAT